TTTCGGAGGCGCGGGCGAACCGTCTTTAAGCGCAGGTCGTCTCGCCTACCTTTTTTCCGACAACAAACTTTACTTGTACGACAACACAAACAATTGGGTTGAAATTGGCGCACAGATAGAAGACGGTGAAATCACTACAGCCAAAATTGCTGCACTTGCGGTCACTGCAGCCAAGATTGCTTCTGATGCCGTAACTACAGCAAAAATTTTGGACTCAAATGTCACTACAGCAAAGATTGCCGATAGTGCTATAACCTCAGCCAAAATTGCCGATGGCGCAATAGTTAACGCCGATGTCAACGCTTCAGCCGCAATTGACAAAACCAAGATTTCTGGGACAGCCATTACTGCCGCTGACACTGGCACCGTGACATCCACAATGATTGCCGATGGCACAATCGTCAACGCCGACATTAACGCTTCAGCCGCTATTGATTTAGGAAAACTTGCAGATGCAACTATTGACGAAAAATCGGCAGATTACACACTTGCGTTGACCGATAAAAACAAGTTCATTAAAATGAGCGTCACCTCAACAGCCAATACTGTCACGGTACCGACGAACGCTTCTGTGGCTTTCCCTATAGGCTCACAAATTCATATCATCCAATATGGTTCTGGTAAGACACAAGTAATTCCCGTTTCAGGAACTGTAACCATTTATGCGACCCCTGGTGCTTACTTGCGGACACAATACTCGTCGGCGACACTCCTTAAGTGCGACACGAACATTTGGATGCTGATGGGTGATTTGAGTGCCTCGTGATTCCGGGCAATACATCTAGTCAGGGCAAAAAGCCAACAACGCCGACTATCGGCACGGCCACTGCTGGCAATGCAGAGGCAACCGTTACTTTTACTGAGTCAACGTATAAAGGCAAAACAAACGGCGGTACCTATCGGGCGACTTCGTCCCCAGGAAACATTACCGGAACATGCGCTGCGCCATGCAGTTCAATTGCTGTCTCTTCTTTGGCCAATGGTACTGCATATACTTTTACGGTCCAACTCGAGACCCCGTATGGCGTAAATTCCAACTCTTCGGCGTCTTCAAATTCCGTCACCCCGATTGTCCCCGGCCCGTTCTTCCCGTTCTTCCCGCCGTTCTTCCCGTTCTTCCCGCCGTTTTTCCCATTCTTCCCGCCATTCTTCCCGCCATTCTTCCCGCCATTCTTCCCGCCATTCTTTGCATCGGGCAGACGTTGCAACCCCGGAGACCTTGGATTCAATGCATGTAATAACCCAGGTGATTGTGGCACTTTTTATGCATCTGGCGCATTTTGCTAGTTGTATTTCTGGATGATAAGGTAAACAACATATGATTCTTACAGCAAAAGACATTTTTTATTTACGAGAACGAGACGGGGACTCAACAACAACAGATAATCCAGCAACACCGGTTGCTTTTGTTATTGACGGGGAAGTTGTTGCTGCTGAGGGGTTTTCTCCACCAATCGGCGATGGGATTTTTCTTGCAAATCCAACGTACACATCAAGAATTGAAAGCATTGACGGGGAAGATGTAGAGGTCATAACCGCTACGGTTGGAGAAATTTCAACAGATATGATTCTCAATGAACATCTTACATCTGTTCTTTTAAGTAATGCTGAGGCAATTTTGATACGACGTGATAGCGACCTTGCAGTTAATTTTGGGCAGGGACTGGCTTGGAAACATGACGAAAATGGTTTTTATCTTATAGAGACAGTCGATGGCGTTGAACGCAGACTTAATGGAATGGGAAATGTTGCAGAATGAGCAACAAATCACGTTGGCAAGAGTATAAAGAAAAACTAGGCACAACTCGTCCCTGGGATGTGCTTAACCCGACCACGAGTTATGCAACAGAAGAAGAATCACAAAACAGGTGGTCTATTTGCGAACAATGTCCTCGCCTACTCAAAGCCACCAGTCAGTGTAAAGAATGTGGTTGTTTCATGAAAATTAAAGTAAAACTTAAAGAAGCGGTTTGCCCACTCGGTAAATGGTAATTTTGCCTACGAAAATAGACTATCTACGGCTTGATATGTGGTTCATTTCCAGATAGTTCACATTTACATGTTTTGGTAATTCTGCAACCCAAAATATAGCACAAGCCATATCCTCTGCGGTAAGCGCAATATCCCTTTGCTCGCCATCTACGGTATCAATGGAGCCAGGACAGATTTCGGTCACCTTGATTCCGTAGGTTGGGTATTCCAGCCGCATTGTGTCAACCAAGCCGCCAATTGCTCGTTTTGCATTTGTGTAGTTTCCGCCACCAACATAGGCAACCTTGCCACCAAGTGAAGAAACAAAAATAATTGTGGGGTTTTTTGATTTGGAGAGATTGACTGCAAAAAGTTTTGACAAATACATCGGACCGCTGACATTCAGGCTGTATGCATAATTGAAATTTTCTGGAGATTCTTTAATTATTTCTGTTGGATTGCTTCCCCCTCCGGCATTGTTGACCAAAAGATCTAAGTCAATATTCTTATACTCTTGAAAGAACTTTTCTATTTCCGAAAAATTTGTTATGTCCATCTTGTAAATTTCAACATTTTCAGACACCAACGATTTCATTTTGTCAAAATTTCGAGAAACGGCTATTACCCGATACCCATTTTGTGACAATGTTTTGCATGTCTGATACCCAACACCTTTGCTTGCACCGGTAACTATGGCTGTTTTCATTTAAGAATTTCTGTTGAAATCCATGTCATTATGAATCCAGTGTCCTGGAACCATATATTTAAATCCAGATTTTATGGTGTGGGCTGTGTGAAAATATGGAGCCGAAGAAGGAAAAATGACGACGCTATTGGCTTTTGGTTTCACCCCAAAATCTATGGATTTGTTTTTTATAGCGGTTTTGTAATCCAAATTTACTGCTGGTGCTCCGTGAGTCCATCCGTCTTTTGATGTCCATCCACCGTCATAATCCCTCAATTGAAATGATATTTCCCCACCGTCGTAGTCATCGTTCAAATACATAACCAAAGAGTATCTTAAGGTTTTATCTCCGTCCAACTGGTCAAAATGAGACCCCATTGCCATGCCAGTATGGTACTTTTTTATATTAAATGTTGGAAAAATCTTGGGCTCATCGCTATCCCCCAAGCACAATGCGTAATCTTTACAGATGTCATAAAAAGTTTTCATTACAGAATTGTAGATGTATTCACTTTTTGTCGCTATCTCATTTTTGATATTTTGAATTGATTCTAAGTGAAAAGTTTTGGTTTGTCCATAAATAAAATTGATGTCATTTGATGAAGTCCAGTTTTTCCATATATTGACATCATTAGTCTCAGCAGATTCCATAGAATCAAGGTTCTCGAGTGTCTTCATAAACAGGTCAAAATTCTCTATTGCGTCGGTGTAGTAATAAACACTCTCACCCAAAACCTCTCTATTCATTTTTTCTTAATACCTGTTCCTATTGTAAAAACCTATTTCTTTTACAAAACCAACTATGACATATCTAGTTGGACCATCGGAAACTGGCTTCACTCCATGCTCGTACTTACTGTCCCCTGGGAAAAATAAAAGGTCTCTTGGTTTTGGTCTTAGAGCAACGCCAAGATTTTTGAAGAAAATTTCTCCAGAATTATAGTCGTCATTTAAATATATTATTGTTGCATACCTAATTGAAGGGTCGGTGTTTTGGTCAACATGAGATTTTAATTCCGTTCCGGCTGGTAGTCTTTGTATGGTAGATAGCCCACTAAGAGCCAATGATGAGTCGCATTTAGAAAGCATAGCCGAGAGGCGTCTATAAATTGAATGACCAACTTTACTCCCCTGAATACTCAGCGTCTTGTCTGCCCATCCCTGTGTGATTTCAAATTTTCCTTCTGCGATTAGGTTGTCAACATCGTTTCGTCCAAACTTGAGCATGCAAAAATCAGAAACGCTGGACATGTAGTGGGTTTCCCAATCTTTTTGCGTAGTCTGCTCTATGGTTTTGTTTATTTCATCCAACTCATCCCGTGTTATGTAGTTTTTGACCCATATCAGTTCGTCGGTAACTTGCTCAAATTCTAACCCGCTTATCTTGAGTTGAATTAAAAAATCGTCAATCATTGACAATGTCTACAACTTTGTACTTATTCCCGTTTAGATCTAATTTGTATCCTTGTTTAAGTAGTTCCTGCCACTTGGCTTTTTCTTTTGCCTGAAACTCTCTAGTCTGTTCCATCTCTTTTGCCCAAGAATCTTTCAGATCCTGTGGATATGCGCTCTCGTCTCTGTCGTCCCAAAACGATCCCAAGGTATATCTGACGCCGTCAGATATAAGCGTCACTTCGTGCATGTTATTGAAGCCTCCGTCAAAAGCAGCGAGCATGCCGACGCGTGGCTCAATGCTTATCTCTTGACCTGGAAACCTCAGAATTCCGCCACTAAAATCGTTGTTCAAGTACAGAAACGATGCGTATCGGCTTCTGGTGAACGCACCCGAATTACCCTTTTGATCCGTATTGTCGGAATGAATCCTTGCGTATGCTCCCGGTTCCCATTTTTGTGTGTGATATCCGATTTGATGTATATTCTTGACATCTAGATCGTGTACCGATGCGACGGCATCAATGATGCCCGTCTTAATCTCGGAGAATATGGTCGGAGATAACCCTTCTTCCACGACGATTTCGTCATCATCCTGCGGCAGGGTTGACGAATAGGATTCGTAAAAAGATATGGGTGTCCATGTAAGTTTTCCCGAGTCGGCATGCCTATCTAGAACTTTTACTAATTTTGAGGCAGTTTTATTATCAATGAAATTTTCATAAATAACAATATCTTTGGTCAGCCTTGTTTTGTTTTTGAGGTTCATTTACTGCATCCCAATATGTATCACTATCTGTGCGTAAACATACTGTAGCAAATGCGGATGTTGTGGGGTCGTTTGGTCAGGAGTTGCCAATTTCTATGTATAGGTTTTTTAATCCCCTCATCGTTCCGACGTCCACGTATCTTCCGCCGGGTTTTACTGCCCTAATGTCAAAACCATCCATAATCCAGTCGTTTAATTGCTTTCCTGGGTGGTCTAGTTCAGGATTTAAACGCCTTATCATGCCCCTTTGGAATAACATTGTGCCCCACATGTCAGGATAATCGCAGTTGTTTACCTTATCTTCCGAACCAACCACTCTGCCGTCCACGATTTTTACTTGACCCACGCTACCTTTTAATTGTTTCTCGCACTCCCATGCACCGATGACGATATCTGCTTCTTCCTCCTTCGTCATTTCTTCGTATATGTTTACTGTGGAATTCAATATATAAGTGTCTGGCATTCCAATGACGACGGTGTCGCTGTGCTCCCCCACCATAAAGGCTATTGCATCCGACATGGTAGACGGCTCGCGCACCATTAGTTTTACGCTCATGTGCATACTTTCTACAATCGGAACCCATTTGGCTCTCGTTGCCACGCGAACCTCATCGCAAACTTCCAGCATTTGCTCAACATGCCACTGCATCAAGGACGCGTCGTCTGATATTGGTAGGCAAAATTTTGGTATGCCACCGATTCTGGACGCCCTACCAGAAGCCGGCAATACTCCTATTACAGCCATTCCTGAGACCTTCTAACATCTATGTTCCACTCACCGATTTTTTGGAAATTTTGCGACGCTTTCAAATCAAAATAGTGTTTGTTTTTTTTAGATGTTTCAACGTACTTTTCTTTTATTTTTGAATCGCTTGAGACTGTGGTTCCGTCTCCGATTGTTTTGTCAAACACTTCGTCTAAGTCCATCATCTCGGAGTTGTTATTTTTATTATAAATACGAACCCTTTCGGCGTAGTCTGAATCCTCGAATAGATACGGATAAAAATATTCGTCAAATAATCCCACCCCCCTAACCAAGTCTTCACCAAGGGAAAAAACACAAAACCCCCTGTGCGTTGTGACGAGTCTTGATTTCCCGCTCGTATTAAATAATTTTTCTAATCCGCCCGGTCTCCATAATGTATCCGCCGAGGCAAACACCCAAAAACTCTCATGCGGATACAACTTTATTGTGAGGTTCCATGATGCGGACATTCCAAGGTTGGAAGGGAGGTTTAAAACCCTCACGTTTAAATCTTTCCTTTTCGGCTGATAAATTTCCGTACCGTTGTTTATTATCAGTATTTCCCCAACCGGGAAATCTACGGCGTTAAGGCTGGCATCCAATAAATCATATCTGTTCAAAATCGGTATTGAAATAACCGGTATAAATCCATCTTCTTTCATATCTTTCTACTTGAACAATTCTTTGTTCAAGATTGTCGGCGATTCTTTCGTTCCCCTAACGAACACGGTTGAAAAGTATCTCGTGGCGTTATCCAAGACAGGCAATGACCCGTGGACTACGTGACCTCCGTGAACATATAGGGAGTTTGCCTTTGGTTTTCCCCTTATCCCCAATTCCAGATAGTCCAGTTCTCCCCCTTGGTAGTCGTCATTGTAATACAAGCAAAATCCATACCCTATGTAATAGGGGAGATCCGGGATCCACTGGTCGGCATGGTGTTTTATGAAATCGCCCTTCTTGTATCTTTGTAGTGGCATAGATGACGGGTAGTACGAATACGAAACTAGCAAATTCTTCATTTTTTCGTTTATTGAATCAAGGACGGTTTTTTGGGTGAAATGTAGATTCTTGCCAAACCAAAAATCTGTAACATCGTTTTTCTTTTTGTTCTCATCGTTGAACCACGCTTCCTCTGGCGTGTTTCGTATTATTGAGTAAACATCTAAAAGTTCTTGCTGTGTCAAGAAATTTTTAATTTCGTATACATCATCGTGTAGTTTATTTATTTCCATATATTCTTATTCCATTTTGTATTTCATGCCTTTGTGGGTGAGCCAATCGGAACTGTTCCTCTAGGACTGGTTGCATTTGCGCCCATTGTCCTTTGCCAAATTTATTTTCTTGCTCGTACCACTCCTGATTTCCTTTTTCATATTTTTGCCAGTACATTCTTGATAGAAACTTATGCTTGTGATACGCCGGCATAACTCCGTGAAGGTATGGGACACCGTCCTCCGTGAGATATTCTGGATGACCAGAAGGGAAAACTAAAAGGTCTCCCGCTTCTGGCTTATATTTTACTAGTTTGTCGCTCATCACAAAATCAATTTCTCCGCCTTCGTAGTCGTCGTTGAAGTATATTGTGCAAGTGATTACGAATTTATAACCTGGAGCGTGCCCTTTTTCTCTAATGTAGTCAGAATGATATGTCATTCGATGCTGCTGCTCTTCGGTACTTATGTGATATTTCCCAATTGTTCCGCCCGTCCATCGCCAAAGAGGTATTTCAAAACCGTCATCGTCTAGGACTTTTTCATCAAAATCAACATCAATGTTGAATCTTTCAATATAATCCTCCGTCACGATATGAAAATTTCTCATCATCTCTGTAGCAAAATTTTTTTGATTTTGCTGAACTTGAGTTGTCGCCTCTATGTTTTGCAAATTCCCGTATTTATCCGATGAATTAAAATTTGGGATTATAGGATTTAGATAATCTCCAAAAATAGACCATTGTGTCCACGGGCTGAAAAGCCTATCTTCTGTTTCAATTAGAGCATCTGTTAATATTTTATAAGACCTCGAGATATCCTCAAACATTTTTTTGTACACAAGTATTTTTGGGTATATCTCAACTGGTTGAAGTTCTTTTTTCTTCATGGCTTTCTATCCCCTGTGTGCTCTACTATCTCCCAAAAAAATGGGCAGGTAAATCTAATGCCACTAATCACCTCTGTGACGCCATGGATATATTTCATATCTCCTGGAAAAAAATACGCTGCTCCCTTTTTGGGTTTGAATTTCACTCCTTGATTCGGAAAGTACAACTCCCCCCCTTCGTAATCTTCGTTTAAATAAAACAGACTTGATAGATCGTAATTTGGAAAATCATTTGGAAGTCCTGCATCTGGACCTTCGTGTAGTTCCTTGTCGGCATGGGGTTTTTGAAATTGTCCAGGAAGCCACCTGACAATAGTTGTGCCAGTATGGATTACTTTGACATTATAGAAATCTTCAACAATTGGCTTTAGTCTTTGAAATAATTTAGCAATCACCGGAGATATGGTCGGGTCGTTTTTGTCCAAGGTTGGCTGTGTGGCGACCCTATCCTTCCAGTAGTCAGAATCGTACACAACTGTGCCATTTTCGTTTACATGACTTTGTGTCACGTCCCATATGGTCAAAGATTTTGCAGCGTTCTCCAAAAACTCCATCTCTTCTTGAGTCATGAAGTTTTCTAACTCAACGATATTCCCTGGTTCGTCGCCGAAAAACCCTGAAGGCGTTATTGATGGTTTTCTAAAAACTAATGATGCCTTCTCTGGCTCTGTCACGGAATTTATTCATTTCGCAGTTTTGATTTTGTTGTGTCGTTGATGTGCAATCTTAACACTTTTGTTTCGTGTGACCCGAGAGGTTCATTTTTCTCGTTTACTGCGTCCCTATACCAATCGGTAAATTTTCCAGATGAGTTAATATTTTGGGCTGCGGCACCATAACTAAATTTCGCTCCAAGCCTTGAACCTTGTGGGTCTGAGTATTTTACGATATTTATTGACGAATCATTCAAGGCAGTCAGAGATATAGGGATGATTGTGGCTATAGGTGTTCCCGCAATTATTCGCGTCTCTATATTAGATTTTTTTGCCCTTATTGCCAACGGTAGCGGATTGTCATAAAAAGAAGTGCTAATCATGTTTGACATTGTCTCAAAATCATCGTTGAAGTAATTAACTGGGTTCATTGTCCAAATACTTACTTCATTGGTTGTTCTAAAGATTAGTCCAGTGTTTAAACTTATTGACGACTGCCCCCTACCTGCATAGGCTCCACTGGGACTTGTAATCTTTATGTGGTCTGGTGTCTGGTCATTGACGCCGTCCCATGTAAAGACTATGTCTTCCACGCAGGACAGACTCCATCCGACAACATTTGCTTGCGTAATCGGAAAGCACCGGTATGCGTGCCTTTCAGATGTTTCGTCCATCCAGTCTCTTTTTACGGACATCTGAGAAATCTCAAAAATTGAACCATCTATTTTTTCAACGGAAATTTCAATCATTGTTCATCGTTCCATTTTGGGTCATACATATCTGGCGTGTGGTATTTTTTGCTGTAATCAAGCATTGTGACGATTGAATACTTTGTGCCCGTGATCACTGGCATTGCTTGGTGTGGGTACATAAAATTAGAAGGGAACACATAGAGATCTCCGGCTAGTGCTTTTATTTTTAAATTTTGCAGTCTGAAAAATAACTCCCCACCTTCGTAGTCGTCGTTGATATACCCGACTAGGGAAACAGTGCAGTTATAAGAGAACCCGTGGTCATGATGCTCCATGAAGTGTTGTCCTGGATTGTATTTGACAAAATTCATTGCCTCCCAATACTTCAAGGGCATTATGTTGTATTCAGCCCTATAGTCTTCCACGGCAGGAAATGCGGAATCATATATGTCCTGCCACAGTGATTGCAGATTCAAACTAACTTGGCTTTTATCGTTTTCAATATCGGTTTTTTTGAACTTGAAGTCAGTGCAATCCCTATAGTCAGGCATTAATTGTCTATATCCAACATATGCTGGCTGCCAACTGTACCCCGTGCTGTCGCCGACCGGCTTGAGATTTGATTCAATTCTGCCAACAACATCAAACTCTGGTTTAATTATGTTTCTATAACACTTTATGCCACTCCCCAAATCAATTTTTTCTGTCCATGTTTGCATCTGATGCCCCTATTTGTACTTTCTTCTTGACCAAACTTTGCTTTTATACACTCCGCCGTCTGGTCTGCGGTAAAAGTTGGCGTTGTCCATATATTTGGACTGCATTTCGGATTGCCCCAACACCTCTATTTTTTGTTCCCAGTCCTCTCTCATGAACGGGAGAATTTGAAGATACGGAGTGCCTGCGGGAATCACCCCCTCCCAGCCCTCAATGATGAAGAACGGAAAACTTCCAAGCATGTGAACTTTGTCCGAGTCAATAATCCCTGTTGTATTTAGAAATGGAAGGTCAAATCTGTTCATCGGTGTAATGAACAGGGCGCTGTACCCATCTGGTAATTGCAAACCCCAGTCGGCAAACCACGCAAAATGATGTTCGTAATAACCATGTGGATGTTCAAATTGTGGCATCGGAGGTCTTGGCGTGCAGAAATCTTTGTATTGGGCACTCTCTACCTTGACGTCAATTATCCCCTGTGCGTTTTTGAAGAATGTCAATTCGCACGGAGTCTTAAGCACATATCCAGTTGAAAACGCGTCCAAAATAGCAGGGCAAGCCTTCCATGTAGGGATTTTCCCGTAATCGTCTACGGTTCCTTCTTTTGGGAATGGACAGACTTCTTTTGGTGCTTTGTAGTATTCGCCATTTGGGTCTTTTGCAAAAATGTCAGCATCTTTGTACCATTGCGGAGTAACACTTTGTGTCGTTGACGGAGCAGATTTGCTTTCTTTATTCAGCCATGGCCTATATGGTCTAAATGTAATGATGTTGTGTTTCTCATTCACTGCTGTGCCCCAGTTTGTTTATGTCGGTCATGACCACCACACAATACTTTATTCCCGACTTCATCGGGAGCGATGCGTGCTCGTAAATATAATTTGACGGGAAAATCGCAATATCCCCGACTTTTGGCTTATGAACGTAGCCGTCAAGTCTTGGGAATTCTATTTCTCCGCCTTCGTAGTCGTCATTTATGTAGATAACAGCAGAAACCGTACAGTTATATGCTGGTCCGTGATCTGCGTGTATGTTGAAGTGCTTGCCTTCGCCTTCGTATTTAACAAAATTAAACGCTTCATAGTAAACAACATTGATACCCCAATATCGGGCGTAATCATCAATACAAAACTTGAGTTTCTCGTATATTTCTTGATGAAGGTCAAGGAGTTGAGAGTTGTGCTCGTCTCTTGGTCCCAGATTTTCTTGCTTGTATTTAAAATCAGAACAATCCCTCGCCCTTTTTATCGGGGTGGGAGAGTTCGTCACGCATGCATCGTTCCATTTGTATTTTTTATTGCCGGTCAAATTTGATTCAAGGATGTTAATGTACCTATTTGCATCTCCAAGCGAAAATGTATTTTGATATATGTTTAATCCTATTGCTGGATTTTCGGCTGTGATAGTTTTACTAACCACTCTGTGAACCCTATTCGACGCAGTTTCGGATCTGTCTTTCGTAAACCAAGGGTTTTCATTTTCGTCGTAAATATCCATATTTATAAATCCATAATCTTTGTATAGACATCTACCCATTCATTAACTTTTTTGGCAATTGAAAATTGTTCATGAATAATTTCTTTATTAACCTTAGCCTCATAATCTCGCATAGCAAAGTGTTGAAGTTCATCAAGATGGTAAATCCATTCTTCTGCTGAGTTAGCGACCCTGCCAATCCCGGCATCTGCCAAAAACTGATATTCGGGAGTGTGGGATGAAACAAACGGAATACCTGCCGCGGCATATTCAAGTCCTTTTAGGTACGACTTGGCATGATTGAACCCAATATTGTTCAACGGCACAATTCCAATATCTATCCGTTCAAAAAGAGATGGTAATTGAGTAATCGGTCTCATTGGCTCAACTGTAGTTGTTGATGTAATTCCTAATAATTTGGCCGCGACAGGTGCTTTTTCTATATGTCCTGAGTGATGAAATTTATTTTTGCGGCTTATGAGATATTGGTCAAAAAATTCAGATAACTGCTCAAGGTCATTTGCTCGCCACGGCGTCGCACCGACCCAGCCAATTGTCGGCATGGATTTGCGTGTTTTTCGAATTGGCCAGCGTTCTATGTCTATTGAGTTTCGAACCATAAATACTGGCTTGCCCGGATATTTTGCTGCATAATAGTCACGAAGAAATGGGGTTGAACAGATAAGCGCATGAGCAATTTCTATGACTGAGAAATAAATATTTCTATTATTTGTTGGGTTGGTTTCTGGGTCCGTTGTTTGCTTAGCCCTATTTGTTTCGGGTAAATTATCAAACCAATCGTCGATATCTACAACAATTTTTTGCCCGGAAGCAATTGCTATTTGTGCGCCTTCCAAGAGTGATATATGCATTGGTACTTTAAAAACAAGTATTTTGTGCCCATTTGCTATTCTGTTGAGGTCATCCAGCAGTCCAAATTTTTTTTCTTCCGTCGTTGCTCCGGTTCCAACGTGGGTTTGATGGCCCAACGCATTCAGGGCATTCGACGGCAAAACACAGCGATACCAAGTACACCCATTAGGAACGCGAGATTCCCCTAATTTTGACCAATCTTGGGAAATAAAACCGACGGTTAGTGGGCGCATTGTCTATACATACTAGACTGTCTAGACTGTCGGCACTAGACTGTCGGCATGGAAATAGTCGTATCTGGCAGCAAGCCAAATCTTGCCTTAAAACAAAATGTAAACCAAAAACAGTATGCATTCCTGTCAGGATTGCCGCGTTCTGGCAGCACGCTGTTGGCTTCAATATTGAATCAAAATCCAGCAATTCACTCTGGGGCCAATTCGCCAATGTGTGGAATGATGTGGCATCTAGAGCAAAGCATTGTTGCTACAGAACAGTTTAATGCTTATCCAAAAATGCATGTGGTGCCTCCGATGGTTTACGGGATTCTTGAATCCTTTTATGCCGACCGCAATGAATCTCTAGTGATTGATAAGTCACGCGAATGGTCAATGCCTCAAAACTTTGAGTTGCTAAAGCGTGTACTCCCTTACGAGCCAAAAATCATCATAACAGTTAGGTCAATTATTGAAATTCTTGCATCGTTTATCAATCTTGTGCACAACAATGCGAGCAATGTTTCTTTTATTGACAAGGAAATTGAAGCACGACAGGAATTTCATTTTTATCGCCAGCCAGACGAAACGCGGTGCGATAGCCTCATGCGACCCAAGGGTCCTATAGATAATGCGCTTTATGGTGTTATGTTTGCATCTCAGCCGGAAAATGCCAAATACTTTCACTTTGTTGAGTACGACGACATCGTGGCCAATACACCAGAAACGATAAAGGGCATATATGAATTTTTGGGGCTTGAGCCGTTTGAGCACAACTATGAAAACATCGAGAATAAATTCCACGAGCGAGACGAAACCTATGGCCTATATGGCATGCACGATGTACGCCGACGACTGTCGCGTAGCACGGTAAATATTGGGGAGGTGCTCACTCCTTACGTGCTTAATAAATATTCAAACATGGAGTTCTGGAGAAATCGTGGACAAATCAGTTGATGTAATTATTGCCACTCCAGGGCACTCAATGGAGGCAGAATACGTACGAAGCCTTGTGGCGACAATAAGCCTCTTAAATGAGAGAGGGATTTCTTTTTACTACGCCAATAAATACACATCTCGTGTTGCGGCAGCACGAGAAGCAACGGCGATGGATTCTGATTTTCTTGACGCATTTAATAACGCACCACTTCTCGGGCAGGTTTCATACAAAAAGATTTTCTGGATTGATTCGGATATGTCATGGAATCCATCCGACTTTCTTGCTTTATATAACTCAGATTTAGACATCGTTTCCGGTATTTATTTGAGCGACAAGGGCGTTCCTATGTTTTCGCCTCTAGACGAAAAGCAAGATGTTCGGGCAATGATTTCCCTAACGGAAACGCAGGAGGTAGCGGGTGTTGGATTTGGATTTGTCTGCGTTAAGCAAGGCGTGTTTGAATCTATGCCGCGACCATGGTTCGATACGAAATTTGTAAAATTTCAAGACGAGCAGACAGGCAAAGAAGTGTTTATTCCATTCGGGGAAGATTACTCATGGTGTGTTTCTGCCCGAGAAGTTGGGTACAAAATATTTATTGACCCATTAACAAAACTCACCCACCACAAGAAAGTGGCAATACGACAATGACTAAAAATGTAATCTTTGAACCCTTTTCTGAAGACGCTGGCCTTTTGTACGAAAAGCCAAGCCCGGCTGCGGAGCATTTGCCAGAGTGGTATAAAAGCATGTCATTACACCTTCCCGGAGAAACAGTCACTGGGTTGTCTCCTGATGGCGTTGCTGTAAGTAACCTGACGCTCAAGGGATGTATGCCGTTCCTTGATGCAATGACATCTGGGTATATGTTCACGCTTCCTTTTGATATAGAGATTCGCAAGAACGACAAGGGTCAAGTTGGGTTGCGCTGGGCAACAAATCAAAACTTGATTGGGCAGCACGGCCCTGACCAAGCGCCAGGCTTGCCAATTCCACAAGGTGCAAGCCCAAACATCCTTAAATGGAGTCCTGGTTGGCGCATGATTACACCTCCTGGATATAGTTGCCTATTTACTCACCCCTTGAATCGTTTTGATTTACCATTTGCAACTTTGTCTGGCGTCGTAGATACCGACTCGTACAAGTTGGGTGTCGAGTTCCCGTTCCGTCTTTTGGATACCAATAAAGACTTGGTAATACTTGAAAAGGGTACGCCCATTTGTCAAGTCATTCCATTCCGCCGTGACGATTGGGCTAGTTCGACCACTGAATTTGATGAACAAGAAAACAAGAAGCAGGGTTTCTTGCTTAAGGGCAAGATAATTCGTTCGTATCAGATGCAGTTCTGGAAAAAGAAATCATATAAGTAATGGAGTCAATTCCTGTAGTAATAATTCCAGTTCTTAATAGATTTGACATGCTGGAACAAGCAATCCAGTGCATGGATTATCCGATTGATAATTTACTGATTATTGATAACAGCAACTCGTATCAGATGCCCTCAAACCTAAAAGTTCACGAAAACCTAAAGAATACAAAGTGTCAGGTCTTGAATATGCCAGCGAATATGGGCGTTGCTGGCTCGTGGAATCTTGGAATTAAGTGTTTCCCACATGCGCCGTATTGGTTAATTTCTTCAAACGACAATCACTGGATGCCGGGTGGGTTAAAAGAAATGTCCGAATTGTCCGCACCCGACAAACTAGTTATGTCAAACCAGGCATGGAACGGGTTCTCGCTTGGTAGCGACATAGTAAGACAGATTGGCTTGTTTGATGAAAACTTTTATCCTGCCTACAGCGAAGACAGCGACTACATGCTTCGCATTCAATACGCAGGTCTTGATAAAAACATTGTCTGGTCAACCTCTGCTATCTATCAAGTCCAAGCATCAATGACCGTTCATAGCGATAGGAAGTTCTACGAAAAGAACGTGTTCACCAATAAGCGGAATGCTGAGTACAGGTTTGCCAAGAGCGTCGCCGACAATCCTCACGTCAATTGTCTTCAATACGACCTACAGCGCCGCATTGACCACGAATGGCTTGATTAGTTCGCATACAAACTGCGCGGGTATTCATGCGCATAATGATTAAGGCCAGTGGTGTGAAAACTATATAAAGAGCCACCGCCAGTTCCTATCCAAAACTCCCTGTTTTGACGAATGCCATCCGTTAGGTACGAGTGGTTTAGACGGTTGACATAAGAAGCATTAGACCACCAGAAATTTCCAGAGAAGTGCGGGAAGTATCCGTAGTAACAGTGGTCCATATATAGACACCCAACGGCGTCGTGTTCTTCAAGTTTTTGAACAGCATCTTGCCATTTTTCTATGCAAAAATATTCCATGATTTTACGCCAGTCATATGTTGACTGCATGGGTTGTGTTACGCCCTTGGCGTGCATATAAAGAATTTTGTGCTCAGGGTTGTCAGCGCAAAAATCTTTTAAAGCAGTAAGGGTCGGCGTCTCTTCTATCCAGGGTTTTTCGTTCTTAACGAACCTAAACTTGCCGAACGACTCTGGGATATAATTTCCGCTTACGCCAACATGAATGAACTCACATGCTTCGGCAAGTCCAGAATCAACTAGGAGTTGAGACTGTTCGGCTAAAAGATTTTCCCAATCACCGTGTTGATATAGGTGATAGAAAACTGCGAGTTTATTATGCTTTATGGACTTAGAAGGGGTAGTTGTTGTTTGATGCATGTTTTGAGGAATTTTGACTCCTCATTAAATAATACTAAATAGAACTATGCAACAACCGTTTCTTTCTTTAGAATCGCTATTGCTTCCGACCCAGGTACGCCTGCGCTATCCACTGTTACTACTAATTTAAGCCTGCGGTCTGCTGGATTTTCGGTGCGGAGTTGACCAGAGTACCCACCAGCAACCCAAAGACTGTTACCGTAGGCGACGGAGTTGATGACGGTAGTACCAAAGTTTGAGGTTTGGGTTACCCAAGTTATTGCGTCAGTTGATGTGCGGAGTTGACCTGTGTAACCACCAGCGACCCACAAGTTGTTGCCGTAAGCAACGGAGCGGATTTCTGTACTACCAAAGTTAGAGGTTCTGGTGGTCCAAGTGATTGCATCAGTTGAT